TAACCGGCGGAGCTGGGGAGGGTGGCCCCACCTGGTGATCGGAACCCCCTACCCCCGGCGCATAACCGCAGGTCAGAGGACTAACAGGTGGGACCACCCAGCGTTTCCGCAGGTCAGAGGCCTAACGGCCCTCGGTGACCGTGCCCTCCTCCAGGTCGATGGTGACCGTGGTGGTGTCGTCGTCGGCCATGTCCTCGGAGAGCTGGGGACGCCGTCGCTCCTCGGCGGTCACCTCTCGCATGGCCCGGACCGTGGCACGCTCCATCCGACGCCGTCCGCGCTTGCGGGCCTGGGCCATGTGTCGGCGTTGTGCTCGGTTGGGCTTGGGCTGGTCCTGCCCTGGCATGAACGGCCGGTAGACCTTGCTCGGTGCCTCACGTGGCTCATCGTCATGTTGTTCTCTCACTGTCACCACTCCCTTGATGGGTGCCCGAGGGTTGGTCTCACATCACGGGCACCACGTGACGCGTTGCAGTCCTTGTGACTGGGTCGGAAGTTGGCCACGTCCTCCATGAGGTGGGGATGTGTGGCCACGGGATAGAAGTGATCCACCTCGAATGAGCCAGGGTCACCAGCCGGGAGGGTGTAGTCAATGCCCTGGCCACACAGGTGGCAGGGCACACCGTGGGCCTCACACTTGGCCCGGTATCGGTCCCTGGCCTTGATGTACTTGGCAGACCAGCGGCCCTCAATGGCGGCCTGGCTGGGTGGCTTACGCGTCCTGGTCTTGGCCACGGGCCACTCTCCTCCCCCAGGCGTACCCATGCCTGGCTCCCACCAGGTACCCGCACACCGTGAACACCGCCAGGGTGACCAGGTCCCAGGTCTCGGACTGGCTCATCGGTACATCACCCCGTCCGAGCCCACACCATCCAGGTGGTTCTCCAGCGCGCGCATACGGGCCATGAGCGCGATGTACTGCTCACCCGTCATGATGACGCGCCACTGGCGTGGGTCGGCCTTACCTCGGAGCTTGTGCCAGATGACCCCACCCTGGTGGGCTCCGGCCTTGATCTGGTCGGCCAAGGCCAGGAACTCCGGGGTCCCCGGTACACCGGCGGTGTCCTTGACCTGTATGGCCCAGGTGAGGACCTTGTCCCCGAGGAGATCCAGGACGATGTCCCCACGGTCCTCATCCCACCCGGCCCGTGTTTTCCAGCTCTCGGGGAACCACTCCAGGATGAGGTCCTTGACGGCCCTCTCAGCACGGTCTCCCTTGGCCTTGTTGGCGTTACCCACGGGTGTGCTCCTCCCAGAGATCCCGGCCGCGCGCGGTCACCTGGCGGACCATGTCGGCCCACCCTCGGGGATCGGTGACGGCCGAGGCCTCGGGGAGAGCCTCCGAGGCCCTCACGGTGGTCCCGCACGTACACGGGTATCGGACCTCAATCTTGATGAGCTGGTGCTCGAACAGACCCGGCTCATTGTTGCTGGCCGAGATCTCCGGGAGGCTGGCCAGGACGTGCTCACTCATCGGCGTCTCCGAGGTAGGCGAACTCGCCATAGAGCCCTCTGGTGTGGCCCATGGTCTGAGATCGGAACTTGACGGCCTCCAGGGCCGGGTATGCGGTCTTGGTCTTGGTGTTGTCGCGGTGGACGGTCACCCGCGTGGTCCCCGAGGTGGCGAACTGGCGGACCAGCACGGGGGAGCCCCAGGCCTCCAGCCGCTTGAGGAGCGCGCCGACCGGCCCGAGGTCCCACAACTCCCGAGGCTCCAGGAGCGGGACCGCGGACGCGTAGATCCCCCACGTCCCCGGTAGGTGGCCGATCTCCTCCACGTCGAACGTGAGGCCGTGCTCGGTCTCCGGGTAGTCCTCGCGGTACCGCTCGGCGGCCAGCTTGACGTGGTGGCGTCCCACACCTCGGCGGGTGGTCACCGTATCCACCAAGGCCCGACCGTGGACGTAGGCCGTCTGGCGGACATGCGGGATGTCCAGGGTGGGCTTGACGGTGCTCATAGGTAGAGGGCTCCTGGTGCGTCGGGGTCGGGCTCGGTGGTGCTCACGGTGGCCGCGTACGCGTCGGGGAACTCGGCCTCCAGCCGCTTGAGGTCGGTCCGACGCTTGGCGGTCAACTTGCGGAACGACGCGCCGCCGGGGATCTTGCCGACCTTGCGACCGACCGCGTCCCAGAGCTTGGACCGGATCTCGGAGTATTCGTCATCCAAGGCCTGTTTCTCGGCCTTGATCTCCCGAGCACGGGCCAGGAGCGGTGAGAGATCGGCTCCCGAGGCCGGAGCGGCCGGTGTGCTCTCCGAGGCCGAGGACGTACCCCCAGGCCGGTGTCCGAGTGCCTCTGGCATGAACGGGTTGTTGGTCGGCGGTGGTGACTGTGCGAACGGGTTGGTGGTCATGAGAGCCACCCTAGACGGTGCTAACGGTCCACGTCAATCGCTCCCGTACCCGACCGTCTCACATGCGCGCGGCCCTGGCTTGAGGTGCTTGGATCTGGGCTACGCCATTGATCCTAAGGCACGTGTCAAGAGGGACAGGGAGATCCCGACCCCGAGGTCATAACCCCAGGTGAACCGGCCGCGTCACTCCCGCCTCACCCGTATGCGTAGCGGGGAGGCAGTTTGTCACTATGGGGTCAACACCCGACCCGTAGCGCGTCGGTCCATGGTCTCGTAATGCCTCCCCGGCTCATATCGGACGTGACCGGGGTTGCACGCGGCCTAGGAGGCGTGCTAGAACGGTGTCACCCACCCGGTGACGCGTAAACGACGCGGAACGATCCAGGGTGAGGCAGATCTAGTTAGGAGGGCCTAAGTGGCCAAGCATATGACCACCGCCGAGGTGGTGGAACTCCGGGAGCGCCACGCGTGGCTCCGGGAGTTGCGGGAGGACCCGGAGACGGGTAAGTCCCAGGCAGACAAGGACATTGACCACCAGGTGGCCGTGGAGTTCAAGGTGAGCGCCAGCCACGTGAGGGACATCGTCATGGGAGTGGTCCACGCCGAGGCTGGTGGACCCATCGACGCGGCCCGAGCACGCCGCCGGGAGCTGTACCGCGCCGAGCGTGAGGCCTTGGGAGACACCGAGGCCCGCCGCCGGATGAACCTCCGGGTCCGTGGTATCGACCCCGAGCCCAAGGCGATCCGGTGGAGCCAGCGCGCGGTCATCGTCGGGGCCAACGGCCGCGACACGGACATGGCCTACGTCCTGGAGCCCGGACAGTCCATCCGCGTGGAGCTGGTGGCCGAGGGAGGCCGACGATGACCGAGACGCTCAAGGGCAAGATCAAGGCCGGGGACACCGTCCAGATCCACCAGAGGACCCGCGACTACGCCGCGCCGCGCCAGGGGAACATCGTTCCGCTCAAGGACGTGGTGGTGGAGCACACCGTGACCAAGGTCGGCCGGACGCTGGCCTACATCACCGAGCACGGCCGGGAGGTCGGTTTCTACCTGGAGACCGGCAAGGAGCGCGGTGAGTGGGCCAACCGGCGGATGTACACCAAGGAGACGCTCAAGGCTCACCTCCACCGGCGTGACGTGTTCTCCGCGGTGTCCAAGGCCACCAGGGATTACAACTGGGCCGACCGGCTCACCACCGAGGCCTTGGAGGACATCCGCCGCATACTGGAGAACCCGGAGGCCCGACGATGAGCCGGGGACCGGCCAAGGTCCATGACGTGCTCCTGGCCGCCGACGCCAAGGACGCCGCGGTGGCAATCGCGCGCGACCCGTCGCTGGCCAACGCGTCGGTCATCACCCGAGAGAGCCAGCTCTATGGGCTCATGATCGGAGAGTGGCACGTGACCGAGCGCGCCGCCTCCAACATGCGAGACCTCAACAAGATGGTCCGCTATCTCCGAGCGCGCTCCGCGCTCACCGAGACCCTCCGCGCTCGCGGAGAACTGTAGAAACACCAACCCGAGGAGTAACACCGTGAAGTTCACCCGTACCCAGCTCATTGAGGTCATCGACTCCGCGCTGGCCCGTGACGATGAGGCCCAGGCCGCCCGAGACCGGGCACTGTCCGCGGCCCGAGCCGATCACCTCACCAAGTGGACCGAGGAGGCCTGGCCCCAGTGGAAGGCCTACCGGGACAACATCTCCAAGCTCATTCGGCGCGGTAACCCGATCCGCTCGGAGGACGTGCCGGACAACCGGCCGCCGACGTACAACGACGATGAGGAGCGTTACGGCCAGCTCCACAACGCCATGGTCAAGGTCCGCCGGGACCACCCGGTCATGGGTGAGGAGCGCCGGTCCGAGTTCGTCGCGCTCAAGGCCGCGCTGGCCGCGATCCTGGACGATGAGGTCACGGACTCCCAGCTCGGCCGACTCGGTTTCGGCGCGTCGTCCATCTCGCGCGTGTTCCGCGCCGCCACCATCGGAGACGCCAAGTGACCACACCGACCTCCAGGACCGTGGTGACGGTCAAGGACAACGCGCTCACCCTCGGCCACCTGGAGGACCTGGTGGCCGAGGCCAAGGCCCGCGGGTGTACCCGAGAGGCCACCGCCAAGCTCATGCCCAAGTCCCGGCTCCTGGACATGAACGGGATCACCGTGACCCAGGAACTCCCCGAGCTGGAGGAGCATGACCCGGTGGACCTCCCGGCCCGTCGCGCGGCGTGGATCTTGGTGGATACGGACTGGCGTGAGCTGTACGTCCTGCACACCGGCCACCTCCTGGGCACACCGGACCCGCTCCACCTCACCGCGCCGATCCCTCGGCCGGAGCCGAACACCAACACCGAGATCCTGGACCGCGTCAAGTTCGCGTACCGGGTCGGGACGCCGGACTCGGCCTACCTCCTGGACTCCTACCAGGACCGGGAGACGGCCACCGGCTGGGAGCGCGTGCTGGTGTTCCGCAAGCTCACCGAGCTGGACGCCGAGATCCGACGTATGGCCGAGTCCCTATGACGGCCGGACACAAGGACCTGGACGCTCTCACGGCCTGGGTGAGCCGGAACCCGCAACGGTGCCGGGACATCCCCGGCCTGGCCGAGCTGGTCCAGGCCGTGGAGCTGGCCGAGACCGTGGCCGGTGAGGAGGGCCTGGACTGGCTGGAGGGCCGGATTACCGGAGAGGCAACCGTGGATCTGGACCCGTTCGACCCCGAGCTACGCCAGGCCCTCGGGGACATGGTGGACGGGGCCTCGGACAAGATCCTCGGTCACCTCTACCGCGACGAACACCTGGAGGCCATGGAGAGCCTCCGCCGACGATGGAGGAAACCGTGACCAACTGGCTGGACAAGCTGTTCCCGCCGAACGACCCGGTGGTCCGCGCGGCCATGGAACAGAGGATCTACACCGATGAGATCCCAACTACCGAGGTCTGGAACAACCCGCTCCTGGCCCCACCCACCCGGCTCTACGCGGCCCTGGATCACCTGGAGGAGCGGACCGCGCTCCACGATGAGGTCCAGGCCGTCCGGGACGCGGTGGCCGAGTGGTGGGCCTCCGCAGAGCACCGGGACCACGTCCACGTGAACCCCAACGTGGTGGCCGCGGCCCTGGAGCGCCAGGAGCGTGAGCGGGGCCGGGAGCTGGATGACCTCCTGGCCGCGCTGGACGTGGAACTCCTGCCCTGGCAGAGGGACACCCTCGGCCGGTGGCTGGAGCGCAAGCTCACGTTCCGTATGCGGTGAGCGGATCTCTCGGGGCCGGTGGTGTTGACGGGTAGCGTTAACACGTGTAGCGTCATCCTCACCAACCCACCGAGCCCCGAGAGGACCACCACCATGAACTCACCGTTTGACACCATCACCGCCGCGACGGACGGCCAGGTCGGCTACATCCGAGATCTCCTGGAGCGCCGCGACATCTCCGGCCTCCTGGTCCCGAGCGCGCGTCCACCGCGGTCCGCGTCAACGTGATCCGGGACGCGATCATTGCCACGCCGACCCCGACCGTGACCGGGGAGTGGGGCCGTGAGGTCAACCGCCACCTGGACAACCCGCTCACCAAGACCGGGGCCACCAAGCTCATCGACCTCCTCAAGTCGTTCCCCGAGCACACCCGACCGACGACACCGCGCGGGAACGCTCACTACGCGCCGGTGGAGGACGGTTTCTACGTCGTGGCCGCCACCGACGACGCGCCGGAGCTGGTCCTCAAGGTCCAGACCTCCCCGACCACCGGCCGCCAGTACGCCAAGGCCTTGGACGGGACCTCCTGGGTGTACGCGCCGGGGTCCATCCGCAAGGTCCGCGACGGGGACGCCGTGCCGCTCACCCTGGACAAGGCCAAGGAACTGGGCCAGCTCTATGGCGTGTGCGTCCGGTGCGGCCGGACCCTCACCGATGAGGGCTCCATTGCCGCCGGTATCGGCCCGATCTGCGCCGGGAAGTTCTGACAGGCCCTCTCGGCCTGGGACTCACCTCCCAGGCCGGGGGAGTTGGCCAGAGCCAGCTACACCACCAACCCAAGGAGAACACCATGTCCGACACCGTCGTCACCATCCACTACCAGAGCCCCGCGGATGACCCGTTCAAGGTCCCGCGTCCCACCCGTATCCAGTTCGACGCCGCGGGCAACATCCAGACCACCGGCGGGGAGGGTGAGATCCTCGGGGACCAGCTCATCGGCCTCTCCCGACAGGACGGCCCGCCGGAGTCGTTCGACGCGGAGAACTGGGTGGAGGCCGAGGAGATCCTCTCCGAGGGTGTGGCCGACCTGGAGCTGGCCGGATGGTTCCCCGCGTTCATGAGCGGTGAGGGGATCTACACCTGGAGCGGTGCCGTGGACCGCGTGGAGGTCACGGTCCAGTGAGCCGACGATCCGAGAGCACCCAGGCCATGAACTTGGCGGGCCAGCACATCGGGGAGGTGATCCGGTGGACCGATGACCTCGGCTCCGGCCGGGTCCACGCGGTGCTCACCGGCGAACTCCGCCAGGTCTATCACACCGCCGGGGAGACCGTGCTCAACGTCTGTTCGGCGGTCTATGACACCTCCGGGTCAATGGAGGAGTACGGGCTGGCACCGGACACCCGCGTGGTGATCCTGGGCACCGATGAGGTTGCCGAGTTCAGGCACACATCATGAGGAGGGCTCGGCTCCGGCCGGTGGAGCATGGCTGGATTCAGACCAACCGAGGCCTGGAGCGCGGTCACCGGCTCATCACGTACACCATGCGGCCGGACCGGGCCATACCGGCCCACGCCGCGCTCTGGGAGATCCGCGGGGACCGGCTGGTGTGGCTGGCCTCGGCGTATCGGTCCGACCCGCCGAACACGCGGGAGGACAAGATCCGGGAGTGGGTCACCGCGGAGTTGGTTGGCCCTTCCATGTTGACGCCACCCGTTAACACGGTGTAGCGTCATCGGTGTCAGCACGACAACCCAACCCAGAGGAGAACATCATGGCAACCAAGGTCACCCAGCTCACCGGCTCCAACGTCCACGCGCTCCAGCAAGCGGTCCAGGTCGGCATGGACGTGGAGCACATCGGCGCGACCGTGGCCATTTTCCCCGGCTCGGCCGCCGACGCGCTCAAGAGCCTGGCCGACGCTCGGGAGGTCCTCTACCGCCAGCACGGTGGACGCGGCCACCCGGTCCAGAGCTTGGCGGCCGTCCGGCGCAAGCTGGAGCGCCAGCTCTGATACCGAGGACCCAGGGCCATGGGGTTGGCCCTGGGTCCTCACCCCGTTCACCAACCCACTGATCCCGAGAGGACACCACCATGGCACGACAGACCAAGGCCGAGATCCAGGCCGAGCTTGACGAACTCCTCACCACCCTCAAGCCCCGGCTGGAGGAGCTGGTGGACATCATCTCCACCGCCGACCGCGGCCCGATCTCCAGCGTGGGCCGGTTCAACGATGAGGCCGTGACCGAGGTACGCCGCCTGGTCAATGACCTCACCGACCTCCCAGCGTGGGAGGTCCTGTTCCCCGGTGACGCTCGGGTCCGAGGTACCTCGGAGGTGTACCGGGACCTGGCCCTGGAGGTGGCCGAGTCGTGACCATCGTCCATGAGTTCCACGGTGGGCTCAACGACGGCCTCCGGCTACCCAACATGGAGTTCCACCCCCAGGTGGCCGTGCCCATGGATGTCCAGATCCGCAACCCCCAGGACTACATGGAGTGGACACCGGCCGAGGGCCAGCGGGTCGGGATCTACGTGTTCCGCGGTCCGGCGCGCAAGCCCGCCGAGGGACCGGACATCTTCATTCACCACCTCTACCTCCACCACGTGGAGGTCCTGTCCAAGGCTCCGGGCCAGTGAGCGCGGAATGGTGGAGGTCCGCGGACGGGGACGGGTACACCAGCAACATTGACCACGCGGACCCGTGGGACATCACCCGCAAGTCCACCGCCAGGGCATGGGTGGCCGCCGGTGAGGAGCCGGACATGGTCGCCGCGCTGGCACGATACAACCGAGAGAACCCGAGAGGACGCCGAGACATGACCAAGCCCAACCCGTTCCGAGACATGGCCAGCCAGGTGGAGGACGGCCGCAAGGAGACCCAGGAGGCCATGCTGGCCCGGAGCAAGGAGCCCGCGGTGGAGATCCCGTTCTCCGCGATCTTCTCCGATCCCGAGCCCGTGGCCGAGGAGACCCACGTGACCGAGACCGGGGTCACCTACGTGGAGGAGTCGTTCCTCCCCGAGACCAAGGCCGCGCCGGTGGAATCCATCGGCGTGAGCGCCACGCCGGACGGCCCGGTGGCCGAGACCATGGCCGAGGTCCTCCAGGACGGCCCGCCGCTCACCATCCGCGCCGACCGCTGGCTGGCCCCGAACATCCACCAGCTCCCGCGGATCGACGTTCCCGACCACCAGGCCTACTACCCACACATCTCGGCGTGGCTGGCCACCGGCCAGGCCGCGCGGGACGCCGTGGACATCCTCCCGGCCGGGGCCGTCGTCGCCGTGGACACCGAGACCATGGGCCTCGGCGCGGACTCCTTCACGCTCAAGTGCTTCACCGCGGCCTGGGAGTCGTCGGCCGGTACCGTCTCGGTCCTCCTGGACCCGACCCGGCGCGACGATGACCGGGACGCCACCCGAGAGATCCTCACGCGCGCCGGGACCATCGTCATCCAGAACGCCGCGTTTGACGTGCCGCCGCTCTACCAGAACGGCCTCATGGCCATGGACCAGATCTCCAAGGTTCACGACACCGCGGTCTATGCCCGCATGGCCTACCCGGACCGCTCGGTGTCCAAGTCGCTGGAGGCTCTGGCCCCGCGGCTGGTCAACTTCCCCACCGCGGAGGTGACCATGGCCCAGTTGTTCAAGGCCAACGGCATGACGGTGGCCGAGGGATTCCGAGCGTTCGACATTGACCGGCCTATCTACCGGCTCGGGGCCATGGCCGACACCGTCGCCACGCTCCGGCTCCTCCCCCAGATCCAGGCCGCGACGTGGTCCCGGCTGGCCGAGGGCCACCCGTTCGGTGAGTTCGGCCTGGACTCGGAGGGAGCCATGGCCGTGATGGAGCGGGAGCAACAGGTCAACCGGATCATGCTCCGCCGGTCGGCCCGAGGCCTCGGCGTGGACACCGACTACCTGGCGACGTATGAGGAGACCCACGCGCGCGAACTCACCGCGGCCCGTGACGCGCTCGCGGCCGAGGACCTGGACCCCGACGCCGGTAACCTCGGATTCCTCCTGGTGTCCAAGCTGGAGGCCAAGGGAGAGCTACCGGCCAACTGGCCGCGTACCGACTCCGGCCGACTCCGCGCCACCAAGGATGATCTCCCCAAGCTGGACCACCCACTGGCCGCGTCGGCGCGCAAGGTGGCCGAGCTGGGCAAGGTGACCGGGTACCTCACCAAGGTCAACGACATGGTCAAGGTGACCGGCCGCGTACACCCCCAGGTCGGTATCCTCGGCGCGTCCACCACTGGACGTATGGCCTACTCCTGGCCCGAGCTTCAACAGTTCCCCGCCGACGCGCGGCCGATCATCGTGTCCGAGTCCGGGCTCACCTCGGTGGACTGGTCCCAGATTGAGCCGGTGGTCATGGCCAACTGTGCCAAGGACTGGGGATTCCTGGAGCCGTTTGAGGCCGGTGGGGATCTGTACGCGCCCATCGTGGAGGCCGCCGGTGTCACCCGCAAGGTGGCCAAGGTGTTGCTCCTGGCGGCCATGTACGGCCAGGGCCGCCAGTCCATGGCCGCCGCGCTCGGGATCGGCGTGGAGGAGGCCAAGCGGCTCCAGGACGGGATGTTCTCGGCCATGCCCACCACCAAGGCGTTCATGGACCAGCTCCGCGGGATCGGTGAGCGTGAGGGCCTCATCATCACCGCGGACGGCCGGGTGATCCCGGTCCCGGTAATCAACGGCCAGCGCATGGCGTACAAGGCCGTGAACTACTTTTGCCAGGGCTCGGCGTACTCGGTCCTGGCGGACACCATCATCCGCATGGAGGCCGCGGGCCTGGGTGACTCCATCCACCTCGCGCTCCACGATGAGCTGGTGGTGGACACCGAGGCCGCCGAGGCCGTGGCCGAGATCATGCGGACCCCGCCGGAGTTCCTCCTCAAGTGGACCGGCGGCCGGGTCCCGGTGTTCAAGACCGACGCCAACGACATGGGCCGGACGTGGCTCTATGTCTAGTCACCAGTGCGCCACGTGTGACCCGCTCGGCGGGGACATCACCATCCACCACGGGCCGGAGACGGCCGGGACCGTCGTCCGGTTCTGGTGCGGCCGGTGCCACTCGGAGATCTCCGGCCCCACCGCGGAGTGTCGGGTGTGCGCGGCGTCGGCGGCCGAGGTGGCCCGACACCACCAGGTCACGGTCCAGCGGAGGCTCCAATGACCTACCGCGGGACGACGAACAGGAACGCGCGCGGGTCCGCGGCCGACCGACGCCGACGCCGGGAGTGGCTGGTGGCCGAGTTCGGGGACGGGACCCTGGTGGTGTGCTCCACGTGTCCGGCCGTGCTCACCGTGGAGACGGTAACCGCCGACCGATACCCGATCCCTGGGTGTGAGGGTGGCCGGTACGTCCGCGGGAACATCCGGCCGATGTGCGCCGCGTGCAACTCCTCCAGCGGTGGCAAGCTCGGCGCGACACGACGGTGGGCCGTCTGATGGGTGGCCGCCAGCCGAGACCGCGCGCGGTATCGCGGACCACCGGAGGAGACCCGTATCCCGGCCATGCTCGGCGGCCCTGGTGGCTGGAGGGTCGGGAGCGGGTATCCACCCATGACCTCGGCGTGGAGATCGGTGACCCGTGGCCGATCATCTCCGAGCCCAAGGACCTCCAGCCGTTCACCGGATATGAGCCGTGCCCTCGGTGTGGCCGGTGGGATCTCCACTGGCTGGAGCGCGCCAACCCCGCGCCGCCGACCGTGTCCCTGGTCACCCCGCAGATCCGGGAGGTGGAGGCCAGCGTCATGGTGTGGGGACACCGGGAGACGTACCGCAACGTCCACCGCTGGGACTGGGCCGACCCCGAGCATGACCGGGAGCCGGACCGCTGGCTCTACCGGCTCTCACGCGCCGACGAACGCGGTTTCGATGTGATCCGCCGGTGCCGGTCTACCGATTGTCAGCACCGTTGGCCCGAGGGCCGTGCTACTGTTAACGCTGTACGTCAACACCAACCCAAGGAGTGAACACCATGTCCAAGATCCTCGCGCGCGTCGGCGCGCTCCTCATCGCTGGCCTGGCCGCCGCGACCGTCGCCGGTTGCTCCGGCGGAGACGGGTCCCGCGCCGGTGAGTCCCAGTTTCCCACCGCCAAGGCCTCGGAGCTGGCACCCTCGGCCGCCTCACAAGCGCGCGCCGACGTGGCCGACGCCGCCGACCTCTCGGAGTACCCGGTGGAGATCCAGGTCTACACCTCCATGGCCAATGACCTCTGGAAGTCTGGCCAGCTCAAGCTCTCCGCGGTCACCACCGCCGCGATCAAGGCCGACATCCTGGCCAACTACGGGATCACGCTCACCGACGATGAGGCCGCCGAGATCCGGCGCGCGATCCTGTCATGAGCGCCAAGGACGAACGGAGGTATCCCCGGACCGCTTACCCGCCGGTTCACGATGTCCGCGTGGAGCTGGTCCTGGATCTCCCCGGCGGAGCCAAGACCCTCGGAGCACGCGCTCACATCCTGGCCGACCAGCACGGGGACGCTCGGCGGGATCTGGAGGCCGTCAAGCGCGTCATGGAGCAACTCACCCGCAAGGTGGAGGACGCGGTCCGTGAGGCCTTGGACCTGCCGACCGTGTTTGAGGATCTCAAACAGGAGAACTTGGAGGCTATCCGCAAGTTCCAGGAGGGACCACTCCGATGAGCACGCCGAGTATCTACGATGAGTCGGCCTACAACGCATATCTCGGCACCGCCGGGATTGCCGGGTCCCAGCTCTGGAGCGTCTGGACGTTCATCTGGCGGCCAATCCTCGGCCGGTGGTGCCTGGTGGTGGACTTCGGCAAGTCCCGGCCCTGGACGGCCGAGGAGCTGGCCCTGGACCCGGTCCTGGCCATGACGTTCCGGCCCTGCGCCATGGCCGTGGGTCCGCTCTACCTGGCCATGGACATGGCGGCCCAGCTCCCGCCGCCGTTCATCGACACGCTCAAGGAGAGCCCGTTCTGGAACGGGGAGCGGGTCCGGTGACCGACTCCGAGCCGCTCCCGTGCCCGTCCAAGGGCAAGCGCAAGTTCAAGACACGCCGGGAGGCCGAGGCCTCACTCACCACCATCTGGCGGCATGGGTCACGTAATGGCCCTGGCCCGCTCCCGTGCCGGTCGTACCTGTGCCGGTGCGGCCACTGGCACCTCACCAGCAAGTCTCGGGACTACCTCTCGGCCGAGCGCGGAGAGGTAGTCTCAGAGATCCCGACCCCCACCAACCCGATGACAGAGGAACCATGCTCGGATCAAGCAAGCTAACCGCGCTCCTCGGATCGGCCCCACGGGCCGACGCCGACAACGCCATTCTCAAGGCCTACGCCAAGACCCTCCAGACCGACGCCGGTCTGGCCCTGTTCCTGGTGGTCCCCGGCGGCAAGCAACCCGCCGATTGCCGGACCACCCAGGCCCGCAACAAGGCGATCAAGGAGGCCGCCGAGGCCGGGGAACCCAAGCCCACCGGCCTCCACATGGCCACCCACAACGCCACTCACCTCGGCCGGTGGATCGACAAGTACCGCAAGGACCGCGACCCGGACACGCCGGTCAACATGGCCCTGGAGGTCGGCCGGTCCAACCTCATCCTGGTGGACGTGGACACCGTGGCCGAACTCAACGCGTTCCGCCAGCTCTGGGCCGAGAGGTCCGGCGACCCGTCGCTGGCCTGGGTGGCCCCGACCGTGTCGTCTCCCGGCGTCCAGGCCGAGGATGGGACCTGGGTCCACCAGGGTGGTGGTCACTTCTATTTCACCCTGCCCGAGGGTGTGGACCTGGCCGAGTTCGCGCCGGGGTCCATCACCATGGGGCCGGAGGGCTCCCAGTTCACCATCTACTGGCGGGATCGGTACGTCCTCATCCCGCCGAGCCAGCGCAAGGAGGGGACCTACTGGGTGAGCGGTACCGACCACCCGGCCCCGCCGTGGCTCCTGGAGATGATCCAGGCCAAGGGCACCGAGGTGGCCGAGCGTAAGGCCCAGCGTGAGGAGCGCCAGCGCCACGCCGAGATCACCGGAGAGGTGGACTCCATCCAGGCCTGGAACCTGGAGCACTCCTGGACCGAGATCCTGGAGGCCGCCGGGTGGGTGGATTCCGGCCGCGTGGACGGTTGCACGTGCGAGATCTGGACCCGACCGGGCAACCCCGCGAACACCAAGAGCGCGACGGTCCACGGCCGCGGTTGCTCCGATGAGCGTATGGACCCGCTCTCCCCGCCCATCCACATCTGGAGTGACAACGTGGAGGGAGGCCTGGCCTCCTGGGTGGCGTCCCACGGTAAGACCTTGAGCAAGCTCCAGTTCATCGCGGCCACCCAGCATGAGGGGGATGTCACCGCGGCCATGCTGGCCCTCGGTATCCGGCCCGAGGGGGAGAACTCCAGCCACGGTGAGGCCGTCTCGGCCGCCGACCTGGCCAGCCAGGTGGAGGAGGTCGGCTCGGCCAAGTCGCTGGCCGACCAGCTCATGGACCCCGAGCCCGTCGCGGGCCTGGAGTCGGTGACCCTCAATCCCGCGGGGATCTTCTCCGAGCCCAGCTCGGACGACGCCGAGGCCTCGGATACCCCCAGCTCACCGGACGCCGAGGGTCCGCGCCGCCCGGTGCTCGCGCCGTTCAATCACTGGCGCAACCTCCCGCCGCCGGAGTACATCGTGGAGGGCTGGGTGGAGGACCAGGCCCTCTCCGCGGTGATCGGCCCGTCCGGCGTCGGCAAGTCGGCCGTGGTGCTGGATATGGCGTGCTCCATCGCCATGGGTATCCCGTGGCAGGGCAAGATCACCAAGCGGTCCCGCGTGCTCTACATCGCCGGAGAGGGTGGGACCGGCGCGGCCCAGCGCGTGAAGTCCTGGGAACAGGAGCACGGCCTGGACGTGGGTGAGGACCTGTTCATGATTACCGAGGCCGTCCTCATCGGGTCCAAGGACCGAGAACTCTGGTCCTGGCTGGCCGACCAGGTCAAGGCCCAGGACATCCGGCTGGTCATATTCGACACCCTGGCCCGTATGTCCCTCGGCCTGGAGGAGAACTCCGCCAGCGACATGGGCAACGCCGTGGCCCGGTTCGACCGGCTCCGGCGGGACGCCAACACCGGCGTCATGGTGGTCCACCACACCGCGCGCGGAGCGACCCACGGCCGCGGCTCCACCGCGATCCTCGGCGCGCTGGACTCCGAGGTCCTGGTCCAGCCTCCCGAGGATGAGGATGACGACGACGCGGAGGCAGGTGGTGGGCCGGGAAAACGGATCACGGCCACGGTGACCAAGCAGAAGAACGCCGCGGACGGTGAGGTCCTGGACCTCACCCTCTGCCAGCGTCATGGGTCCATCGTCGTGGCCGACGCCGCCGGGAACACCGGCGACCACTCGGACCCGTTCAACGCTCCCGTCCTCCAGTTCGCGCGGCCGACGCCGGAGACCGACACCGAGCTGGCCGTCCGGCTGGCCGAGTACCTCGCACCGCTCCCCATGCAAGGAGCGACGGTCACCGACATGGCCCGCGACGTGCTCCCGTCCAAGGCCTACCGGACCAACCCGGCGGCCTGGAGGTCGGCGGTGCTCCGCGCCAAGGACCGCGGTCTGGCCACCGGCCTCATCCAGACGTTCGGCCCGGACGGGTCGCAACGGTTTATCAAGGGATCGGCCACACCGGACCAGGCCTACGCGGTAGACCGGGCCGAGGCCGCCGACAGAGAGGCAGGAGCCCAGTGAAAGTACTGGCGATTGAACCGACCGAGGGAGAGGGCACGGCCAAGCGGGGACGGTGCCGACATTGCGGCCGGTCCTTGGTCCTGGTCCGGTTCATGAACTACCCGGATACGTGGTTCCACACCAACACGCGGTTCCTCGCGTGTGAGGGTGGAGCGACCGAGGCCGAGCCCGAGGAGGCTACCGCCGCGTAGCGGCCTCCACCGTCCCCTGGAGCCAGGTGGCCATGTTCTGGACATACGTCCGGCTGGTCCCTGGCTCCTTGCGTGCGGCGTAGGAGACGTGATCCTTGCCGAGGTACCCGTCCAGGAGCCGCTTGGCCTCGGACCACCGCGCGATCTCACCCTGGAGATCCCAGATGTTGAACACGTAGGCCGGGACCCGGCGGAGCGTGATGAACCGGCGGAGCTGGATCTCCCACGCCAGCGGGGACCCGAGCCCGATGTCCGGCGTCCACTGGGCCGCCGCGCGGAGCGGGCTCGGATCTGGACAGAGACATATCCCGTCGTCGGGGTCGTAGGCCCACCGCGCCGCCATGGGAGGGATCGGAGTCCCTCCACGTATTCCGTACCGGCCGCGCGTGTTCGGGAGGCCCTTGGGTTGCTCGGGGTCGGAGATGAACCCCACGGCCGCGATCTGGGCCAGCTCGGTGTCGGACATGATCTCCAGAGCCCGGTGGACCACCACCGCGCCGCCGGAGTATCCGAGGAGGACCACCCGGTGGCCCTGGTGCATGGCCTGGGAGACCATGAGCGCCAGGCCGCGGGCTCCCTTGTCCACCGCGTCCAGAAACGGGAGACCGGCGACGTTGCCACCGGCGGGGCCGTACTGGGCCACCCAGTCCGTATTTTCCCGGCGTATCCAGTCCTCGGGGAGGAGGTTGGTCACGGCCGAGAGCATGGGGCCGGGTACCGGCTCCCCGATCCCGCGGTTACGAATGACGACGATTCCCATGAGGCCACGGTAGTCCGGTTGGATGACGCGGACCGAGTTGGCCCGCCGAGTGTTGACGGGGACCGTTAGCTCGGTTAGGGTGGAGCCACCAACCCGATCCCGAGAGGTACACCATGAACAACAAGTCCGACACGGTCGGCGTGGCGATCTGCTGGACCGTCATCATCCTGTCCGCGCTCTACCTGCTGGCCCAGGTCATCCGGGTGGTCATCTGATGACCGAGCCCCGCCAGCTCCGGCCGTACCAGACCGAGGCCGTGACCGCCGTACAAGCGGCCTGGACCACCCACAACGTGAGCCGTCCGGCCGTCGTGCTCCCCACCGGGACCGGCAAGTCCACCGTCATCGCCAAGCTGGCCGTGGACGCGCGGGCCAACGGTGGCCGGGTCATCATGCTGGCCCACCGCGGAGAACTCCTGGACCAAATGGCCGCCAGCGTCGGGTACGTGGACCCCGCCGGTGAGCCGGTCGGGATCGTCGCCGCGGACCGGGATGAGCCCCAGGCCGCCATTGTCGCCGCGTCGTTCCAGACCATGGCCAAGACCCGCCGGTTGAACTCGGTGGGTATGCGCGACGTGGTCCTGGTGGATGAGGCCCACCACGCTCCGGCCAAGTCGTACCGCGGCGTCCTGGACGAACTCGGTTCGTTCGGTCCCCGCGTGCTCACGTGCGGATTCACCGCCACCATGGTCCGCGCCGACCAGGAGGCCCTTGGGTCCATCTGGGAGGACGTGGTCTATGAGAAAACCCTGGCATGGGCGATCTCGGAGGGATTCCTGGTCACTCCCCGCGGCAAGACCGTGGTCATGGATGACCTCAACAAACTGGCCAAGATCCGCAACGTGGCCGGTGACTACAACCAAGGCAAGCTGGAGGAGGTCATGGCCGCCAGCGTGGACTCCACCGTGGAGGCGATCACGGCCCACGCGCCGACGCGCGCCATGATCGTGTTTGCCACCGGCGTGGACCACGCCGAGGTCCTGGCCCAGCTCCTCACCCAGCGCGGGATCTCCGCGGTGGCCGTCGTCGGGAGCCATTCCCGTGAGTACCGCCAGGCCGCCTATGACCAGTTCACCCGCGGGGAGATCCAGGCCTTGGTCACCGTTCAGGTCCTCACCGAGGGAGCCGACTTCCCGCGGTGTGACGCCGTCGTGATGGGCCGCCCGACACGCTCTCAGAGCCTCTACTCCCAGATGGTCGGCCGCGCGCTCCGGCCGTATCCGAACAAGACCGACGCGTTGGTCCTGGACCTCACGGGCACCGCGCGCGACATGTCCCTGGTGACGCTCACCGACCTCCACGCCGAGGCCAAGACCGAGCGCGTCAAGTCGGACGGGACCGTGGTGGAGGACCTCCCCATGGATCTGGACGCGGAGGCCGTGCTGGACAAGGTCCCGGCGCGGGAGCGGATCGGCGTCCTTGACCTGGAGGACATCGACCTGTTGACCGGGTCGGATGCAAACTGGATGCACACCGCGCGCGGCGTCCGGTTCCTGGATTGCCGGGATGAGCTGGTGTTCCTCTGGCCCGCCGATGAGTCCAAGGACCCGGCCGACCTGGAGAGCGGCCTGGTCAAGGTCGGTCACATCTCGGCCAAGGGCAACGTCACCGGCGGCTGGCTCGGCAACGGTGCCCACGGGACCCTGGAACAGGCCGTTGAGGCCGCCGAGATCTACGCCGCGCGGACCGGCGCGTTCCCGAGCAAGTCGGCCAAGTGGCGCGTAAGCAACCAAGCGGCCTCGGAGGGTCAACTCCGGTTCGCCCGGTCCCTCGGGATCGACGGGGCCGACGCCATGACCAAGGGCCGCATTGCGGATGAGATCACCACCCGCCTGGCCACCCGACGACTGGACGGATAGACCCATGACCGACCTCCCACCCAGCTATCACTACACCCTGGGCCAGGACGGCCGGATGACTCCGGCCTATACCCTGTCCGATCTGGAGGCCCTCAAGCGCGACCTCCGCGCCATTACCCTCCACACCGACGTGGACGCGCCGCATGGAGTCGGCCTGTTCCAACAACGTCCTCCCCGACCGTGGGAGGCAATCACCGCACAACCCGAGGAGAACACCGTGACCGAATACCGAGACGCCAGGGCCAAGGCCGCCGACGTTGTCCGCGCCGCCGAGGAGGACCTCCGGCGCGCCGACCGCAAACAGGACCGCGCCGTCCAGCGCCGTGACGCCGCCCTGGAGCGGCTCCGCGCGGCCCGTGAGGCTCTCAAGCTCGCCGGGTGGCCCGAGGAGCCCACACCTCACTACACCTACCTGGACCCCACCCAGGCCACCGCGGCCGTGATCCGCGGGTACTCCCCGCCAGTCGTTGTGACGTTCACGCGCCGGATCTACGGTCGCCGGTACTCCTACGCCGCGGTTGGCGTCGGTGGCCGCTGGTACCTCACCGGCAACAAGGAGCACAACGGGGAGGCCAAGTCCTGGACCGAACTACTGGAGTTCGCCGGGGACCATGGCCGCGCCACGCTGTGCGTCTCCCAGGCCGCCAAGTACATCGGGGTCGGCCGATGACCCACGACGCCGTCAATCACCCGAGCCACTACACCAGCCACCCGTCTGGCGTGGAGTGCCTCCACATCACCCGACACCTCCAGTTCGATCCGGGGAACGCCACCAAGTACGTCTGGCGCGCCGACCTCAAGACCGGCGTCTCCGGCGTCCAGGATCTCCTCAAGGCAGAGTTCTACCTGGAGGACCACCTGGCCGAGTTCGGTGGCCAGATCATCGTCCCGGACAAGGCCGCCGACCTCATCCACGTGGTCCTGGAGTCGGAGATCCGGCTCTACGGAACCGATCATCCGCGGTGCCAGTACTGGGGAGCGTTGCTCGTCGGCGGGGCCGTCCAGGCCGTCGTGGAGGTCCGCCGACTCATCGCGCTCTCCGAGGAGGCCCAGCCGTGACCAACCCGTTCGCAGATCCGGCCGGTGCCGACATCGTCGTCCCCGGAACCACGCCGGTCCACAAGTTCCCGCTCCCGCCGGAGACCCGCGACTACCGGCCGAAGTACAACCACCTCCGCCAGTACCTCCTCCCCGACGTGGACGGGGACGGGGCCGGGGACCGCGGTTACACCCGCGTCACCACCGGGGCCAAGACCCTGGACGACACCGCGGGCCTGGAGCGGTGGAAGTTGCGGAGCGTGGTCCGCGGTCTCAAGGACAACCCCCACCTCCTGGAGGACATCGACCTCTACGCCGACCCGTGGGAGGTCAACAAGGACCTGGAGCGCGCCGCCGACAAGGCCCATGAGGCCGCCGGTGGTGTCCGGGCCTCGGAGTTCGGGACCGCGATCCATGCCTGGTGTGAGGCCGTGGAGCTGGGTCACGTCCCGTTCTCCGATGTCCCGCCCGAGTTCGCGCCGTTCGTGGAGGTGTATTTCCGGGAGCTGGCCCGGTGGGGGATCACTCACCCGCTGGACCCGTCCGGCCGCGCGTACGTGGAGCGGATCGTCTACAACCCGGATACCGGCTGGGTGGGGACGTTCGATAACCTGTTCGTCCTCGCGGATGGGTCCTGGGTCATCGGTGACAAGAAAACGGCCAAGGACCTGGCGTTCTCCTACCTGGCGATCTCGATTCAGCTCGGGGACTACGCCGGGGCCACTCACATCTTGAGCCTGGACGGGACCCACTGGGAGCCCATGCCCGAGGTCCGCCAGGACATCGCGGTGGTCCTGCACATCCCGAGCAACGCCGAGCCCGCCAAGGCCGAGGCCGTGACCATTGAGCTGGACGCCGGACGCGTGGCCATGGAGGCCGCGCTCCGGGTCCGGGACATGCGGACCCAGGCCAAGAACGTCATCCCGAACATGACGCCGCTCCCGAGGCCTGGGGAGGTCAAGGTCCCCCGTCCGACGACGGCCAGCGGTGGGGATCTGGAGGCCACGCGGACCGCGCTCCGCCAGCTCATCCGCACGTGCTCCAGCGCCGAGCAACTGGCCGAGGTATATGACCAGTACGCCGAGGTCTGGACCGACGAACTCACGGCCTTGGGCCAGGAGATCATCCAGCGGAGGGCCTCATGAGCTACCCGCACATGCCGGGAGAGGGTCCGATGGTCAACCGCATGGTGGCCGACTCCCTCCGCGCCGAGGCCGCGGGCAAGGTCCGGGCAACCGTGGACTACCTCATCTCCATCCTGGTGTTCGTGGCCGCGATCACGGTGGCGCGCTGGCCGTCTCACGACTGGACGGTGTCCATCTGGGACCTCTGGCTCACCGCGGCCGGTGTCGGGCTCTACGTCGTGGCCCGGTGCTGGTGGCTCCGGCGTAAGCTCCGAGCACAACTCCGCCCGATCCTGGAGGTAGATCAATGGCCCGATTCCAAGTAGCGGAGCCGACCGAGGAGGACCTCCTCCCGGACACGTTCCGCGTCGTCACCGACACCGAGACCGGCGCGCGCTACGCGTTCGCCACCGAGACCGGCGCGTACTCGGCCGCCGCAATCGGGGAGGATGACCCGGAGCACTTGCGCCGGTTCTCCCCTCTCCCATAGTATTAACCCCACGCGTCAACTCCGGCGCGTATCACGTCCCCGTTTCACGTTCAACATAGGAGTCCATCGTGACCAACCCGTTCCTGGCGAACAACGCCGCTCCCACCGCTCCGGCCCAGACCGCACCGGCTCCCCAGCCCCAGGCCACTCCCCCGGCCCAGGCTCCCGTCCAGACCGCTCCCCCGCAGAGCGCGCCGCCGGTCGCTCCCGGTGCCGCGGCAATCGGCGGAGTCCCCTCGGCCGAGTCCTCGGACCCGTTCGCGTCCCCCACCGGCGGAGGTGACGGCTCCCGGATCGGTGACGACGTGGGCCAGGCCATTCTCATCCGGCCCACCGAGTACATCCCGAGCATGAACACCCGCCAGGGTGTCACCGACGCGGTCCGCGCCGACTGGATCGTCCTCACCGGACAGAATCAGGGAGCCGTCCGCAACGGGTCCCTCATCTTCCAGAAGGTCCTCAAGTCCGAACTCACCCGGATCATGGGGACCCCCAAGCCGATGATGGTGGCCGTCCTCGGCATGGGTGAGGCTCGGAACGGCAACAACGCGCCGTACCTGTTCGCACCGGCCGACGACCCGACCAAGGCCCTGGCGGCCCAGGCCGCAAGTGCTCACAACTGGATCTAAACGTCACAGTGACGCAACAAGGCCCCGGCGGAGATTCTCCGGCCGGGGCCTTGGCGACTGTCCACCAACCCGATGAGGCGAACACCTGGAGGTTATCACGCCGGGGTCACCCGGAGGAACGCTCCAGCCTGGGCCGTTGGACGCTGGAAGAAATTACCCTCACCGCGCCACTGGATCACGAAGTAATCCCCGGCCTGGACGTTGCCAGACCAGTCCACGGTGGAGGTCCCAGGGCTCGCGGTCTGCTGGGCTCCCGTGGCCACCAAGGACCCGTTCATGTAGATCTGGCTCTGGCCGTACCTCGGCGCGGTTCCGCCGGTGTGGGGGACCTCCACGTGGATGTTGGCCGCGTAGGACGGTAGGCCGTCCGGGATTCTCAACGCCGCCGAGTTGTCCACGATGGTGCCCGGATAACCGGCGTCGGCCGACATTCCGGTGAGCGTGTTGTACCCGGTGCCCTGTCCGGCCTGGGTCCCGCTCTTGGTCATCTGGTACGTGGGGATGTTGAGGGTCCGCGTTGCGCCGGTGATCGTGATTGCTCCGCGTCCGGCCAGGAGCCGCGCCACCGGATCGGTGAGGGACATGGCCGTGGGGGACGCCGTGACGCGTCCCTGGCCGCGGAGGTTCACCAAGGCCTGGAGAGCGGTGAAGATCCCGCCCGCGGTGACCGCTCCTCGGCCCGCCAGCGCGCGAACTCCGGCCGACATGACCATGGCCACCCCGGACGCCAGGATCTCGCCACGGCCCTCCAGATGGACCGGGTATTCCACCTCCCGGTCTCCGGCGACGACGGCCCAGATTGCGGCCTGGCCGCGGAGGAACTGGTCCGCCGGTGCCAGATCCATGGAGGAGAGCACCGCGGACAGGAGGCCTTGGCCTCGGACGGTCATGGCCTCCGAGGAGTCCAAGGTGACGCCGAGGACCTGGACCTGGATCTCACCCTCGGCCCGGAGTATGCCGGTGATCTGGCGGAGCCAGAACGGCATGGGTGTGGCCACGATGGTAGGGCCGGGTACCGGCGTCGGGACGATGACCGGGCCAGGGATCTCGGTCTCCACGACGGCCGGACCCGGTACTCGGGTGGCCACGACGACGGGACCGGGGACCCGCGTGGGGACCTCGGTCGGGACGGGGACCGGCGTCGGGACGTACCCGGACAGGATCATGGCGTGGAGGTGATGACCTCACCCACCTGGACGGTGAGCGTCCCGGCGACTGGGAACGGGAGGTTGGGAGACAGCTCGGTGTTGTGCGCGCCGATGAACGTCCCGCCGGTGGCCGCGGTCCAGACACCCACCCACTTGACGGTGGTCCCGGCCGGGATCGGGATGTTGACGGCCGGAGCGGTGCCCGCGCCGTTCGATCCCGCGGGGAGCGCGGCCGACTGGCGCGCGTAGGACCCGCCGGTGACCTCGGAGGCCCCGGTGGTGCCGGGGTCGGCGGTGTGCGCCGAGACGTAGGCTCCCATGCCCTTGAGCGCGGTGTATAGCGTCTGGAGAGCGGTGTTGGACAGTGCCATGGTGGGTTACTCCTTTTCCATGCCACCACGCCAGAGGGTGGCCTCGGTGGTGGGGTCGCCGGGGAGTGAGACCCGGATCTTGAACTTGCAACCGTCGTCGGGGAGGTCGGCGGGCTTGGGTGTGCCGTCGTGCTGGAGGGAGAACGTGAGGAACTCCGGCGTCACCACCGCGTTGAGCTGGAGGAGCGTGGTGTCCAGGTCATCGTAGAACCGTATCCACGCCGTGGTCCCGTCCGGCCAGGTCGGATACCCGACCGGGGAGAGCTTGAGCGTCCAGTCATCATCGTTGTCCAGGACGATGACCCCGACGCCAGCGCGCCGGTTACCGAGATCGGTGGGCACCGAGGGCCTCCTACGGATTCAGGACGGATACCGCGTACCAGGGTATCCCGTCGTTGTTGGAGTTCAGGCCGGAGACATTCACCTCGGAGGGGATACCCGCCTCGGCCGAGGGACTGGACCAGTACGCGCCGGGTAGGAGCACGTCGTTGGTTCGCGCCACGCCGGACTGGGGGACCCAGGCCACCGAGCGCGCCGTCTGGGCCAGGCCAGGGGCCGACTGCTGGTGTGCGGCAATGAGGATCTGGCCCGGTGTCAACGCCGCCGCCGCGCCGGTGAGACCCATGGAGATGGACACCTCCGAGAGGTTGGAGCCCATGGCGTCCTTGATGTTCCCCGGATTCCAGAGCGTGCGGAACTTGCCCGCGGGGATGTCGTAGACCATGAGCGCGACGTAATACGCGTCGATCCCGAACAGGCTGGAGTCCGCGCCGGTGATGAACCGGAACTTGTCCAAGTTGCCGGTCCGGTCCACGACAATCGGTGTGTAGTAGGTGATCCCGAGGCCGGGACTCCCGAACTTGTTTACTGATGGTGTGAACTTGGGGATACCCCGCTGGATGGTGTGGGAGTGAGATCCGTCGTTGAAACTGTGCGTATGCGCGCCACCCGAGGCCCCGCCCGAGCCCGTGGTCCCCGAGACCGTGACCGAGCCCGTCCCGGTGACGTACGGGATGAGGCCCCACCGCGGGACGGTGACCATGTCGTTGTAGTTGCCGGTGTACGCGGCCGTGGCGCGCGCCGCCGCCACGATGGTGGACAGGTCGGCCACCGCGTTCTGGGCCGTGTTCGCCAGGGAGAGCGCGTCATTGGCCACTCCCTGGGTGGTGTTGAGCTGGGTCCACCGCGTGAGGAATTGGTTGGCCACCGACAACATCCCACCGGCCAGCCCGGTGGTGATCCCCTGGGCCGCCTTGACCAAGTCCCCTATGACCGGGATTTTGCCGAGGATGTCGGTGTCCACGTCCGAGCCCGCTCCCGAGGACCCGCCACCGAGCACGCCACCGAGGCCTTGGAGGACACGCCGGATCACCGCGGGGATGAGGTCCTGGACCAGCTCCTCCACGGTGTCAAACGAACCGGCCGGGGTCCCCAGGAGGCCAGAGAGGAACTTGTCCAGCGGCTTCATGATGAGGGCTTGGCCGAGCGCGCCGAGAATGGACAACGGGCCGTAGTCGTCGGACCACCCGCCCACGTCCTCCTTGTCGGGGATTCCCGCGCCGTCTGGTGAGGTCATCCCGCGGCCTCCCGGTGGATCTCCAGCTCATCGGGTGGCTCTGGGCTCGGGATACCTCGGTCGGCCAATGCGTTCCGTAGCGTGAGGATGTAGAGCCGCGCGGCCACCTGCCAGCGGGAGAGGGTCTCCTCCCGCTCCTCCAGGATCTTGACACGCTTGGAGAGGGTGTCCACGTTGTCCGAGGGTGCCCGACGCCAGGCCGTGACGACACCGGCCGCCGCGGTGCCGAACGATACGATGAGAGCCAGCACGACTCCGAGAACGTCTGTACTCACGGCTCACACTTTCGGCGGATCGGACCATCTCCTTGGTCCTGGTGGGCTTGCATGAGACCGAAGTGGATTCCGGCGACCCCCACCGCAATCGCTCCGGTCACCACTGGCGTGGGTGGCTCCGAGAACACCGCTCCGATGAGGAGCGCGGACCCGTAGAACATCCACCCGAACACGGCCAGGATGTGCGCGGGCACGATGTACCGGCGCGCGGTTATGGCCAGAATGAGGGAGATCCCCATGCCGAGGAACACCATGGGCCAGACCGGCCCGAGCTGGTCGATGTAGACCACCAAGGAGGTCTGGCCGGGAGGCAACGGCCGCCGGAGGAACGACTCCGGCGCGAAGTAGACACAACCCAGGACCACCGCCATGACGCCGGTGATGAGGGAAGTGACTTGGAGCCCGGTGAACCGGAGCGCGTCGGGGAGGCTCACTCGTCCCTCCGGTGGCGTCCGCCTGGCTCGGAGACCAGGGACGCGGTCTCGGGGTTACCCACGCCGCTGGAGGCCAGCGACGTGAGCACCGAGAGGGCCGCGGCGACCCCGCCAGCGATGAGCGCGCCGGTCCAGGAGAACCCGGTGGCCGCGTAACCGGCCAGCGCGCCGCCGAGGCTCTGGGCCGCGGTCTTGACCGCGCGCTCGGTGGTGTCCCGCCAGAATTGCTTGGTGAACATCACTTGCCTCCCTTGAGGATCTTGACGGCCCCGCTCGGGTCCCAGTCCAAGGCCCCGTTCTCGAAGTCCTGGCGTCGGCCGCCGGTGCCGTTGTCGTACTCGTTGGAGGTCGGGTAACCGAGGTCTCCGCGCTCGGCTCCCTCCTTGAGGTACCGCGCGCCGATGACGCCGGTGACGTAGAACCCGTCCTTGCCGTCCTTGCGGTAGAGCACGCCACCCTGGAAGGCCTGGACCGCGCCGTTCTCCAGCTTGGTGAAGTCCCGGACCGGGAACCCGAGCGGGCCGGACTCCCAGCCGAGATCCGCCCATGCCTCGAACAGGCCGCCGTGGGGGACGACGAACGCCGCGCGCTCGCCGGTCCGCCAGTAGACGTGAGCGTTCTCGTATGCGACGAACCGGCCGATCTCCTTGCCGTTCTTGGCGCGGAGGATCTGCTCCCCGGCCTCACCGGCGGCCGTCGCGCGCTTGCCGATCCACGACGCGGCCACCTTGGCGGCCACCTCAATGAGGTTGATCTTGGGCTCCGGCGTGACAAACGTGAGCGCGCGCTTGAGGAGCGTGGACATGACGCCGTCGATGAACTCGCGGCCGGGGTCGGTGTGCCCGCCGCCGCGCGCGCCGAAGTCCATATGTCCGACGACACCCGAGGCCCTAACCGGCCAGCCGGACCGGCCGCCGTCGCCCGCGTAGACCAGCGGGATGTTGTACTCCAGGTGAGCCGCCGCCAAGGCCTTGGCCATGCGGGTGATTGCGGCGTCCTCAGAGAGGCCGTCCCCGGAGTCGTCCACCGCGTCAAGCCACTGGCCGCGCGTCCACTCCGCGAACGATCCAGCGAAACACGCGTGAATCCCGATGTTGTTGGCGTCGGCCGCGGCCCAGGGTCCCTCGTTGAGCGGGACGATGACGATGGTGTCCCGGCCGTCCACGGCCAGGTTGTAGGCCACGGGGTTGGACCCGCCCGCCGAGTTGTTGCAGAACTTGGCCAGGTTCACCGCGGTGGACTTGGCCTGTTGGGTGTGGAGGACAAAGTACGGTGTCCGCGCTCGCGGGCCGTTGGAATTGCCGATCCCCACCGAGTTCGGGTTATACCCGTGCATGGTCTGGGTAATGCCGTAGTCGGCCACCTTGGTGCTCCCTGCTAGTCGGTCGTAGAGTGCCGAGGCCTCGGAGAACCTCTGGTCATACCTGTCAGGATATGCGCTCCCCTGGACGGCCTGGGCGAACGAACCGGGAGAGCGCGCCGTGTCGTTGTAGTTGAGGGCCTTGAGCCGGGTGAAGAACAGGACCGCGGACTTGTACGGGTCCATGCACGTGGCCGCGTCGGCCCACCACCAGGCCCCGCCGTTGCCGCGCCGGATCTGCTGCTGGAACGTGCCGACCGAGTACCCGTCCGATCCGACCGCGTCGTGGGGGAGCTTGAGGGACTCGGGGACCTTGGCGTTGGCGTACATGAGGATCGGGCCGGGGCCGGTGCCCGCGATGGGTCCGGCCTCCACCAGGTTGGTGGCCAGGCCGATCTTGATTCCGCGGACCGAGATCCCGAGATCCCGTCCGGCGCGGATGGTGGCCCGCGCGTAGTCGTCGGAGGTGGGCATGGTGTGTTCCTATCCGGCCGCGGCTTGTGCCTCGGCCTGGGCCTTGAGTGCCTCGGACGCTCGCATGAGTTCGGCCGCGGTCATGGAGTGTTCGGCGGCCTTGGCCACCACCTCGTTGACGGGGTCGGCGTCGGGGACCGGCGCGCTGATGTCCTGCCAGATCCCCGGCGACGTGAGCGACCGGCCGCCGCGTACGGGGTCGATCCGTTGGACCTTGCGCTTGTCCTCCACCAACTGGAACCCGCAGAGCTGGACGTGGAGAGCCAAGGCCGCGGGACCCTGGGGGAGCGCCAGCACGCCGGGACCGGCGGGCCGGTAGATGTAGCCGGACTCACCGGGGACGCGCTCCCACTTGAGCGGGATGTCCCGGAACAGGTTCTCCCACGGGTGGGTCCTCTGCTGGCTCGGGTCGTAGACATCCCCGTCCGGCTCCATGAACTTACCCACCCGAGGCCTCCGCGGAGCGGTCGATCACGGCCTGGCGGACCATGCAGTCCTTGGCCTCCAGGAGCTTACGGAGGCCCGCAGTGAGTTCGGGGCCGTCCTGGAGCTGGTGGACCGCGAACTCGGCCAGGGTGGCCACCGCCGAGGAGATCTCCTGGAGATCCGGCGGGAGGTGCCCGTACTCGAATAGCGGCTTGAAATGCTGGGTGGCTGGGTGTCGGTCGGTGTACGGCATGATCGGGTTAGACCTCTACTCCCTGTTGCTGGAGGAGCGTGAATATCTGCTCCTTGTACCTCATGAGCTTAGCGGCTGGCTCCTCCTCGGCCGTGTCATCACCGATGGAGACCTCCCATGTCGGGGCCGTCGTGCGGTCCCAGGCCAGCTTGAGAGAGCGGACATTGTCCACGTAGAGCTGGCCCGCGATCTCGAACGCGATACGGTCACCCAGGTCAAAGTGCTTGCCGACGCGCCACGGTGCGCCGTCCTCAATCTGGGCCTTGAACGACGTGTAACCGCGGTTGTCCCAGAACCCCGTGCGGACGGCCTGGAGCGTGGACAGGGTGAACCCGACGCCGGGACCCTGGACCCAGGCCTCGGGGTCGGCGTCCGGTCCCATCTTGGCCTTGAGGAGCGTGTTGGAGATCCGATGGAACGCCAGGATCACGTCCTCCACCAGGAAGTCGAACACGCCGAGCGCCAGGCCGGGGTTGCCGATTGCCGCGCCGAGGTACCCGAGCGCGGCGTTGGCGGCCAGCTTGGCGGCCGAGTTGACCCACTGGGGACTCTTACCGCCGGTCACCATGGCGTAGGCCATGGCCTTGTGAATCGTCATCTCGGAGGACGCGATCCGGGAGTACTTGCCCTCGGGGAACGTGACGAACGGGGCCGACTGGACGGTCCCGAACAACCCCGCGATCTTGTACTGGTCCGGGTTGTCGCGGACCAGCAAGGTGAGGATCTCGTTGAGGTAGTCCTCGGCGGTGGTGCCCACCAGGTTGAGGAGCCCGTCCACCAACGTGCCGGTGGGTCCCGAGAACCCGCTCTTGTCCACGGGCTTGAACAGACGGACCGAGTGGTTCGGCGGGGCCACGTAGCTCGGCATGGGCCACGGTTCACCGGGGAACCACCGGGTCACCTGTAGCTGGATACCGGCGTCGGCCAGGGTGGGCTTGATGAGGTCATGGAAGTTGGCGAACCGCGACGACATGACGGTCCACTTGGACGTGTCGGTGAGCGGGTTGATGGGCACAAACTGGGTCCACCAGTCCGACGCGTTCCATCCGCTCACCCACTGGCTCGGGTCAAAGATGTTGGCCGGGATCTCCCACGCGCCGAGGTTGATCCGCGCGTTGTTGGTGATCCCGTACGTGGCCACGCCGGTGCAACCGGGACCGGCCCACGGCATGGCCTTGGGGAACTGGAACTCCGCCGGGGTCGCCGGGTTGGAGAAACAGGTGATCTTCTTGGCCCGGTTGTAGTCGTGGAGAAAGTGAGCGCGGACCGCGGCCAACTCGCCGTTCTTGGTGACGCGCTGGATGTAATCGCACTTGCCACCCCACCGCTTGTATGTGGTGTCCACGGTGATATGGACATCCTTGAGCCGGTTCTCCGGGTCCAGGAGCCACGTGGTGAGGAGGTGGGACGCGGGGATGGTGAACTCACCCTCCCCGGTGTCGTTGAGGATCTCCTCAAAGTTGGCGGCCAGCTCTCCGCGGAGGTAGCACACGGGTTGCCAGTACTCATCCCGAACGCACACCACGGGACGCTTGAGCCGGTCCTCCCGCTCCTCGGCCTTACGCCGGAGGATCACGTCCTGGACGTGATCCAGCCGGATCTCATCGGCGGTCAATGGCATGGTCTACCCCCACGGCCGCTTGTAGAGCGGCTCAATCTGGACCCGGACGGTGGTGTTGGTACTGCCGAGGTCAATGTCCACCTCGGTCACCGCGGTGTCCGCCGGGATCGGGTTACGGAACATCATCCCGGCCAGGAGCGCGACCACCTGGGAGTTGGCCATGTCCTCCACGGTCACGTCCAACTGGTCGGTGACCACCAGCCACTCCCCGTTATCCGGGTCGTACTGTGCGCTCTTGATGTCCACCAGGTCCCCGCCGACGCCGTCCGGGAGCCGGAGGCCGGGGACGGGGTCGCCAGAGAACCGAGGCCAGACCTCGGTGTCACCGGGGTTGGCCACCTTGATCTTGGTCATGCCGGTCCCGGTGGCCGAGGCCTTGAGGATCTGGCCGCGCCAGCCGGGATCGTAGGAGATACACGGCATGGTCCAGTCCATCTCGGTGTCCGGCTCATAGTCGAACGGGTCCTCTGGGTACTTGGACAACCGGATCGGTTGCCACCGCGTGGTCCCGGTGGACAGGGACTCCACCACCAGGGTCCCGTCGCGCTCATCGGACCACGCGTTCCACCAGCGCGACTCCACGCGCTCCCACTCCTCCGGCGTCTCGGCCGTGGTGAAGATCTTGAGCCCAATGGCCGAGGCGTCGGTCTTGGGTGGGCCGGGTATCGCTCCGCGCTTGTACGCCGGTGTGAGGACCACCGGCGTCCGCTGGGGATGGTAGATCCCGGAGAACGACGTGAGGTAGATCCCCATGGAACCCATGCCGTCCCCGTGAAGCGGCCACACCTCCCCGTCTGGGGAGATGTAGCGGACGTTCCTACCTCTGGCCACTGGTCACCTGTTCCTACTCGTGCCGTATCCAGCGGTCCGGGCCCACTGGTACTTGTTCCACTCCGAGGAGATCTCCTCGGCGGTGTACCCCTGGATGTTGACCACGTCGGCCAGCTTGGACCCGCCGCCGTCGCGCCGAGATCCGACACCGGCGTCCACCAAGGCCGGGGCCTTGTGAGCCACCACCCGGCCGCTCATGAGGTCACCGACCGACTCACCGGCGTTGATTGCCTCCAGTATCGCGCGGTTCTTCTGGGCGAACGGGGACTTGACCACGAACTCCCGGCCGTGGACAACTCCCGCGATGTGCGCCGGGTCCAGGTTCCCGGTCCACCCGCCGGACTTGTACCCACCCTTGCCGCGGCCCCACCGCGTGGTGAGGTCCTGGCCGTACTTGGGCACGTAGTACCGCAACGCGGCCACATAGTTGGCGGCCGGGTCGAACTTGTCGTTGGGCAACCGAGGATCTCGGTTGGCCTGGAACGTGGGCTCAATCACCTGGAGCAACCCGCCGGACGGTGTTCCGTTCTGTGCGTTGATGTCCGAGTTGTTCACCGCGCGCGGGTTACCGCCGGACTCGTCGCTGGTCTGGCCGATCATGGCGGCCGTCTGGGCCGGTCCCTTGAGCGACTTGTTGACGTAGTTGATTGCCCACTCCGCCAACGGGGTCCACTGTTCCGCGCCCGCTCCGGGGTTGTACTTGATGACCGGAGCACCGGCGACACCCACCGGGGTCTTGTTCTTGGTGGAGTCCTCGGCGGCCTTGAGCGTCTCCGGCGTGTCCGGCGCGAACCCGCCCGTGGTGCTCGGCGCGGTCTGGTCGCCGGTGGTGCCCGGTGTCGGTGTCGTGGTGCTCGGCGTCGTGGTGTTGCCGGTGGTGCCCTTGTTGTCCGACGTGCGGACGTTGTCGCCGGTGTCGGCTCCCTCGGTGAGCTTGTTGGCGTCCCAGACCCACGCCGGGACCGAGTCGCCAAAGAACTCCTCTACGCCGCCGAACAGGATTCCACCGAGATCCGAGCCCAGCTCCTTGAAGGTCTTGAGTCGCTTGGTCTCGGCCTGGGGAGTGGTGCTCGGCGTCGTCGGCGCGGTGTTGTTCGTGCCGAGGGAGTTGATGTCCGGCGTGGTCCCGTCCGGGTTGAGCCCGGTCGGCGGGACGTATCCGGGGACCTGGGTGTTGGTGTCCGGGATCTTGGGCTTGGCCGCGCCACCGAACGCCGCCGACTGGCGGGTGTGGACGTGGTCGGTGTGGCCGCCGTAGTCGGCCGCGAAGTAGGAGAACCCGGCGTCCGGCGTACGGCCGTGCCAACCGACCTTTTCGCCGGTGCCCGGATTCTGCCAGATGATCTGTTCCAGGGCCGGAGTGTCCGGCGCGATCCCGAGGAGGTAGCGCGCGAACGCGTCCATGGCCTCCACGGGGCCGCTCCAGTCAATGCCGCGGTTCTGGTGGGCCGGGTTGGGAGCGTAACCGGCCTCATTGCGGTCCGACTCCTGGTGTCCGGCGTACGTGGAGGGCTTGACCTTGTGCTGGTCTCCCAGCTTGGTGACCCAGTCCGGGAACCCCGGCGCGCCGTAGGAGATGTTCGACCCGGTCGGGAGGCCGTAGGGCTCACCGACCACGCCGCCGTCCGCGAACGCGGGGAGGCCAAGGGCCTGGAGCTGGGCCGCGTTGGGCCGCCAGCCGCTATTGAGCGCGGCGACGACGCCAGCGCCACCGTGGCCCATGGCGTCGGCGGTGACCACTCCCTCCTTGTTAGACACCAGCGCGGTGGGCATACCGTAGGCGTCCACGCCGAGGATTGCGTCATCGGTGCCCGAGCCGGGTCCCCAGAACACGCCGTTACGGGTACGTCCGGCCATGCCGTTGTTGACGACACCGCCGACCCGGAGGGACTGGAGGGTCTCACCCCAGGACTTGATGGTGGAGGCCCCAGGAATGGAGATCCCGAGGACCTTGTCCGGGATGGAGGCCAGGAGCTTACCCACCGCGTGGATCGGGGTCTTGAGCACGTCCACCACGCCGTTGAAGGCGTTACGCATGGCGTCCCCGACCTTGGCCGCGATCTCGCCCACCGCGTGGATACCCTTGCCGATGTTGTCGAGAATCGGACGGATGAAGTTCCACACCGCGGAGATAGCGTTCTTGATTGCGTCCCAGGCCGGGATCATGACGTTTTGCCAGAGCCACATGGCCTTGTCACCGACCCAGCCGAGGGCCGCCAGGAACCCGTCCAGCGCGGGCTTGAGGATGGAGTTCCAGGCGAACGACGCCGCCACCTGGATACCCTGCCAGGCCGCTTGCACGATGTTGCGGAACGTCTCGGAGTTGCGGTAGGCCAGCACAATGGCGGCCACCAGGGCCACCACAATGGCGATCACCAGGCCGATGGGGTTGGCCGACATGGCCGCGTTGAGTGCCCACTGGGCCACGGTGAGCGCGCCGGTGGCGACGGTGCCCGCGACGGTGGCCACCTTCTGGGCGATGAACGCCGCGGTGGCGATACCGATGGACAGGGCCATACGTCCCTGGCTGGCCACCCAGGCCCCGGCGGTGATTGCGGCCTGGACCACCGCGCTCGCGCCGGTGGCGATGAACGAACCGACCGCGGCCAGCTTCATGGCGGCCCATGCTCCGGCCGACCGAGCACCGCTGGCCACCCAGGCCCCGGTGGTGACCGCGGCGTTGGCCGTCGCTCCGGCCGCCGTGGCGATGAACGAACCGACCGCCTGGGCCTTGAGCGCGATCCACGCGCCAGCGGCCCGCGCGCCGGAGGCGATCCACGCGCCGGACGTGGTGGCCGCGTTGGCCACCGCGGACGCGGACATGGCGATCCAGCCGCCCACCGTGCGGTAGGAGGCCGCCAACTGGGCCGCCGCCGAGCGGGTGGCCGCGATCCCGGTCTGGGTCCAGCCGACCGCGGCCGTGATGAGGGCTGGGGCCAGCACGACGCCGAGGATTCCGGCGGTGATCCCCACGGCCACGCCGTTGTCCTTGACCCAGCCGGTGAAGTTCATGAGGCCGGTGACACCCTGGCCTATGGCGTCGTTGAGCCCACCCTGGAGGGACCGCTTGAAGGCCTCCACCTTGGCGGTGGTGTTGTCGTTGAGGGTGTTACCCATGCGCTCGGCCGAGCCCGCGAACCCGGCCATGTTGTTCTGGCCGCCGGTGAGGCCCTCCAGGAACGCCGGGATCTGGTCAACCGAGAGGTCCTCCAGCGGAGTACCGAACAGGGCAATGGCGGTGTTGGCGCGCGTGGCCGGGTCCTGGATACCCAGGAGGCCCTTGGCGGTGGCCTGGAGGGCCTCCTGGGCCGCGGGGCCGCCGCTGGCCACCTTGCGGGACATCTCCTCGGCGTCCAGCCCGATAGCCTTGTACGCGTCGGTGGAGGCCTTGGACATGTCGGAGCCGCGGATGGTGAACTCCTTGAGAGCGTCACCCGTCTTGTCCAGCGCGAACTTGCCCTTACCGGCCGCGGTCACCAGCATGGAGAACGCTTGCTCACCGGAGAACCCGAGGGCCTGGAAGTTCGTTCCGTATTCGTGGAGGATCTCGGGGAGTTCCCCCCGCATGGCCGCGGGGACCTTCTGGAACGCCGTGGTCATGAGGTCGAAACCTTGGTTGGCGTCCTTGACCAGGCCGGTGGACATGAGGGTGGAGACGGTCTGGACCGACTCCTCCACCTCGGTGCCGAAGGTCTTGGAGAAATTGAGCGCGGTCTCGGTGACGCCGGTGAGGCTCCCCTTGCCGCTCTCGGCCAGGTTCTTGAAACTGGAGGCAACGATCCCGACCGAGTCGGAGACCTGCTCCATGGAGTCACCGAAGTTGGCCCGGTAGATGTCCGCGGTCACCTTGCCGTAGTGAGCGGCCTCCGCCGGTCCGGCCCCGAGGGACGCGGCCAGCTTGTCGTTGATGACCTCGGTGTCCATGTTGCTGGCAATGCCCGCGGTGATTGCCGCGCCAAGGCCAGCCGCGCCGAGCGCGGCCACCTTGAAGTTACCCACCAGGTCCTTGACCTTGTCACCGAGGCCGCCGAGCGCCGAGCCTCCACCCTCGGCGGAGTCGGTTACGTCGTCGGTGGCGTTGGCCGCGTCCTGCTGGGCCTGGGTGAGATCCTCGGCCGCGCGCCGAGCGCGGTCCGTCGCGGTGGACGACGCGGCCCGAGCGCGCCGGAGATCCTCCTCGGCGCGGAGCCAGCGGGAGCCGCCGGTGATCCCGCGGTCTCGGAGTTCCTGGAGCTTGGCCTCGGCAATCCCGACCTTGGCCGAGGCCGCAATCTCGGTCTCGCGGGCCTTGGCGACCTTGTCCGACGCCGCGCGAACTCGCGCCGCCGCGGCCTCCACACCGTCCGCAATGGCGCGGCCAGCGTTCTGTCCGGCCTGTTGTCCGGCGCGCTGGAAGGGGAGGCCCAACTGGCGGGTGAGGTTGCCGGAGATTCCGGCCACCGTGGGGATCACCTGGAGGGAGGCATATCCCACGTTCGCGCTATCCGCCACCCTGTGACCTCCGGTAGTTCCTACGGGCCTCCTCGGCCGCCGCGCGCCGCCGCGCGTCCCTCATCTTACGGGCACGGGCCGCCGAGACCGTGGATGTCTTGTCCGGCCGGGGCCGTCCTGGGTGGTCCTTGGCTTTCTTCCCCTCCAGCTCTTGCCGGTGGAGAAAATACAGATCGGCCAGGAGATGGTCCCCGAGCTTCCAGGGCCACTTGCCACCGTTGAAATGTATGGCCAGGGCCGACTCCGGCGGGAGACCGTGGCGTATGCGGACGTAGATCATCCGCGTGGTGAGCTTGCGCAGGACCACCCGGTGACCGCTGGCCAGGAGAACCTCCTCATAGCGCCAGCGGTCCCGGAGATCCAGGTGGTGATAGGCCGAGAGATCGGCCTCCACCAGCTCGGAGTGTTCCCGGAGGAGCTTGAGGAGGTGCCTCAGTTTCCCGAGTTGTCGAACCCTCCGGCCTTGGCCAGTCGCTCGTAGAGCTTGCCGAACTCCTTGTTGCGGTAGTTCTTGGCCGCCAGCTTGGCGAACTCGCGCGTGGAGAGGAGGTTCTCAATCGCGGTGATGATCTTCCCCTGCTCGAACGCTCGGGTGGCCATGATCGGCCAGTCCTCGGGGTCGGCGGGGATGGACAGGTCCAGGCCGTCGTGGTGGATCGTCACCATGAGAATCCCGGTTGCCTCATCGACCACCGCGGCCGGGTAGTCGTCCTCCGGCTCCTCCGAGGCCTTGGGCTTGTGATCCTGGGGCCGGGGAGCGTTCTCGGGGATCACGGGGCCGCGCTTGGCGGCCTGCTCGCGCTCACGCTTCCACTCCAGGAACTCGGGGTCCACGTCGGCGGGCTCGGAGGCCACGGGCTCCGGCGTGTCGTATTCCGGCTCCGGCGCGCGGAGCGATGATCCGGGGAACTGTGCGTCCAGGTCCACGTCCTCGGCGTACCGGCGCGGTTCGTTGTTCTCGGTGCTCATTGTGCGGTGTTCTCCTGCTGTTGGGTTTCCCGGTAGACCTGGGGCGCGACGGCCGCGGTCACCGCTCCGGCCACCTCGGCCGTGAGTCTGGTGTTGAGGGAGTCGAACACGGAGCCGATCCGGTCCGCGAACGACGCGGAGACCGCGTCATCCTTGCGTGCCTGGGTCTCCAGCCGGTGGCCCTCCTGGATGGTCTTGGCCAGTTGGGCTCGGAGCTTGGTCGGGTACGGTCCGGGACCATGTCCCAGTGAGATCCCAACCTCCTGGATCTCGGCGTCCGAGGGCATACGCGCCACGGTGAGCCTCCCTCATTGTGCGGTGTGTGCGGTGTGAAGTGACCGCGTCCCGTCCACCGCACGTAAACGGGACGCGGCCACAACTGGGGGACTACTGGAGCACGGGATCTCCGGTCACATCCGGGTCCCCGGCGGCCGGATCTCCGGTCACGTCGGGGTCCTCGGGGTCGTCCACGGGATCGGGGTCCCCGGCGCGCTTGGCCACCTTGGCCTTGACCAGAGACGCCGCCGAGACCGGGTCTACCCGGCGGACCTCACCCTTGGAGTGACCGGCGTGTTCCTTGGTGTATTCGACGCGGACCAGCCCGTCATCGGCGGCCTTGAGAGCCGCCTTGGCCGACGCCGAGGTCTTGGCGGCCATTACGCGGCCACCAGCCGGTGGAACAGTTCCTTGGCCGTGTTCGGGAAGATGTTGCACGTGAACTCCCGAGAGGCCAGGTCCTCCTCATTGCGGTTGGACTCCGGCGCGGTGACGCGCGACGGCATGGTGGTGATGAGCCGCTCCTTGCTCGCGTCGTCGGCCGTGGTCTCGAAACCGAGGTAGACGTACGCGGGCTTGGCAACGATGACCTTGGTGGCCGTGTCACCGGGGGAGTAGAGGTAGTCCGTGACCGCGTTGGCTTCCAGCGCGGTGAACTTGCGGGTCATCTTGAAGTTGCGAGACGACACCTTGATGAGGCCGTAACCCCATGCCGTGTGTTCGGTCTCGTCCCACTCGCGGGACTCCCCGAAACCGTCCGAGCCGTCCAGGAGACCGGCCAGGAGCCAGGCATCATCCCATGCGGCATCCACGTCGGCCGGGAGCAACGACGCGAAGGTATCGGGTGCTGTGATGTCGGAGGGCTTCAAAATGCGGACATCCGCGTCCTCCCAGATCTTGACGTTTGCCGGATTACCCGCCACTGTGCCCTCCAAGGGTGTAGTTGTTCGTCATGGTGTGCGGTGTCATGAGTCTCATGGCTCGGTCACCAGGGTAACCCGTAGTCGGGTCCGCACGGTGTAGGAGACCATGATCCCCCCGTTGTTCGTGTCCCTGGCGTCCAGGAGGCCCGTTCCGGGGAGTATCTGGGCAAAACCCTCGGCCTTGCGGGAGAGGGTCTGTCCGAGCGCGTAGGCCGCGATGTTGCCGGACAGGGTGAGCCCGTCCGACCACACGACGACGCGGAGCGTCGGCCGCGTGGTGATGAGCTGGCCACCGGCCGCGTACTCCATCGGGCCGCCGTCGTTGTAGACCACCAGCGCCGGAGGCTTGTCCGGCGTCCAGTCCTTATCCAGGCCGAGGCCATAGGTGAGCGTCGGGTACTTGGCGGCCACGTGGAGCTTGAGGTGGTCCTTGAGGTGGCGCGCCGCCGCGGGGTCGGGGACGTGGATCTCAGTCACTTGGCCTTGACCTCCAGCCCGACCTTGGCCGCGGCCTTGGTCATGAGGCCCTCTCGGACCTGGAGTTCACGCGCGCCGCTGTTCTTGACCATTACCGAGGCCGCGCCGCGGTCGGTGGTGTAGGCCTCCACATCCACGTCGGCGGCCATGTCTGGGTAGTCGGCGCGGATCTGGTCGGCCACCTTGTTGGCCGCGTCGGTGGCCGCGCGTCCCAGGTCTCCCTTGAGGAGCTGGCTCACGCCGCGCCGGTCCAGCTTGAATCCCGGTCGGGCCACGTCATCCCTCCCCGGCGGAACAGAGGACCTCCAGGCCCTTACGGTTGGTGTACGGGCTCCGCCAGTCCAGGATCACGGTGTCCATGAGCTTGCCTCGGACGCGGAGCTGGTCCCCCTCCTTGAGGTCGGGGACGGTGTGGAACAGGACGGTGTACGCCACGCGCTCGCCGTTGCGGCCCCGGTCCTTGTTTCCGGGAGAGGAGCCGGGAGCCACCGCCGAGGCCATGAGGGCCTTGTCCGGCTCCGGTGGGATCGGGTCGTCATTCTCATCACGGCCGCCGCCGCGGACTCGGATCACGCGCTCCATGGCAACGTGAACCTCCCGAGCGTGGTGGCCGAGTCTCCCACCCAGGAGCCGCCGGTCCCGGTCCACTGGAACGGACCCATGACCTCGGGGATACCGAGCGGGTTGGCCGCCGCGGTGGCAACGGCCGCGCCGAGGGCCGCCATGAGCGCGGCCAGGTCGGCGTTGATCGTGTCGTCCACCTCCAGCGGGTATCCGTGGTTCATCTCCACGGTGATCCCGCGCCAGGTGGTGGTCCAGCAACCGCGGAGCCGCTTGAGGTCTCCGGTGGCAGACCATTCGTAATCGGTCCACTCCTCCAGCTCACGGCCGCGCTCGGTGACCGTGTCAATGGAGTTGACCTGGAGGGTGGGGAGGGTGAGCACAACGCCACCCTCCCCGTCCACGGTGAGGACCTCGGTCACCGCCGGGAACACGTGCCAGTTGGCCGTGTCGCGGAGGAACCCCACGGCCGCGTCAATCGCGGTCTGGATGTTCGGCGTATCCGGGTCAATCATCCCCTCGGGGAGGTACTTGGCCAGGATCTCCGCGGTGAGCCCGTGCGGTGGGTAGGTCATCTGTCAGGCTCCGGTGCCCTTGTTGGCCGGTGTCTGGCGGGACTTGTTGGCCGGTGCCTTGGCACCCTTGACCTCCTTGGCCCCGAAACGTTCGGCGTCCTCGGCCGAGAGCTGGGCCGTGTGGGTGATCCCACCGACCTCGTACTCGTAGAGCTTCAACTGGTCTGCCACTGTTCTGTCCTCCTGGAGAGATGGGTTGGTGTTGACGGGTCCAGCCTAGACCAGACCCGTCAACACCAGGGGATTACTCCGCCGCGGCCAGACCGACCTTGACGAAAGCGGCCGGGTAGCGCACGGCCAGGGCCACACGCTCCTCCGCGCGGACGGTCACCTTGTTGTTGGTGAAGTTGTCCGCGTGGGTGTTGGTGGCCTCCACCCGGACGCCGCCCTTGCGGTACACCGTCGCGCCGATACGGAACGCGCCGAGGAGGATCTCTCCCTGGGTGGCCGCGGTGGTGACCACGGTCCGCAGACCCCAGAGGTTCGGATTCTCCAGAACCGAGCCGTTGCCGTACTGGCCCTGGAAGTACCCGCCGCCGAAGTACTGGCCGTTGCCGTCCTTGGACAGACGGAACTCCTGGTAATCCAGCGGGTGGATGACCAGCGCGTCGGCCGTGAGGCTGGTGGCCGTGCTCACCTTGGTCATGGCCTCGAACACCGCGTCCGCGTTGTCCGCGGCGTCGGTCGGGGCCGCCTGGACCTGCACGCCGGAGCGGTTGCGGATACCCAGGAGGTTCTGGCCGGTGCCGTTGCCCGAGAGGAGCTGTGCCTCCTCGAACATGGTGAGCTGGTACAGGAGACGGGTGTCGATCTCGCTCTTGAGGAACCCGAGGTCCTCAATGAACTCGTCGGTCATGTCGATCCAACCGGCGATCTTCTTGAGCGCGTCCACAACCGCGGTCGGGTTGTCGAACGAGATCTGTGGCTTGGCCCCGCCCTCGGCCACCGTTGCGAACCCGCCTTGCATGGCGGCCTCCACAAAGTAGCTGATTGCGTTGCCGGAGATGGTGCCCGCGCCGCAGAGATCCGCGATGGTGGGCCGCTCCCGGCGGGCCTGGACGATGGTCTTGTCGTAGTCGGTGAGGATCGGGACACCGGCGGGCCACGTGGTGGTCTGGGTGGCCGGAGCCTTGAACTCACCGGCGTCGAACTTGCCGCCGCGGACCGACAGGACCGAGGCGTTGTCACCGATGGACTTGACGAAGTAGTCACCGAGGCTCTTGGCCTCGGTGGCCGCGCCGTCTCCGCCGGAGCCGTCGCCCTTGATCTCCTTGCCGTCCTCGGTACGACCGAGGCCCTCCAGCGCGGACTTGAGTTCCGAGCCCTTGGCGATGTCGTCCAGGTCCTTGTCGATTCCCTTGACCTGGTCGATGAGTCCCTGGAGCTTGGTCCGGTCCTCGGCCGACAGCTCGGCACCGGCGGACTTGCGCTCTGCCACCAGGTCGTTGGCCTCCTTGACCAGACTGACGCGGCGTTCCTTGAGCTTCATGGTGGTGTGTTACCTCCGAGTAGGTTTCCTCGGAGGCCGGACGGTCACTCCGAGATGTCTCCCAGCTCTAGGAGCTGGATCTCGGTGACCAACATGTCGGCCTTGGCGGCCTCTGGATCGTTCGGCGGAGGGAGCTTGGTGACCCCGGCCGCCTTGAGGACGGTCTCCAGAGCCTCGGTGACCACGGCCGTGAGGGCCTTGGTCCACTCCTCCCCGATGATCGGGGCCGCGTCGGCGGACGGTGCCGCGCCACGCTTCCCCGAAGATACCCCACCCTTGGCGTCGTCGTCATCGTCATCCCCGTTGGGTGGCGTGTCGTCGGGGTTGTCGTCTCCCTCCGGGTCCTCCTCGGGGTCGTCGTTCTCGTCGTCGTCGGCCTTGGCCGGGAGCACGGTCTCCAAGGCCTCCTTAGCCGCCGAGATCCCCTCCAGAGCGGATCGGATACTGGACTCGTTGGCCTTGGACAGAGTCCGGCCAGCCTTGACGGCCTCGGCCACCGCGGTCATCCCGACCTCCGCGGCCTTGATTGCCAGGACCTCGGTCTCCGAGTTCGCGCCGATGGGCACCACCGAGCACTCATAGAGCTTGAGTTCCTGGAGTTCCCGGTACGCGTCGGGCCGGTCGGGGTCCTCCAGCCGCGCCGACTTGATGGTGTCGAACGCAAACGACAGTTCGGCAATCCGGCCAGCCTTGACCAGCCGGTACACCTTCTGGGCCATGGCGTCGTCATCGAACTGGGCCAGGATCTTGAGGCCGCGGTCATCCTCCTCGGCGTCCAGGACCGCGCCCACGTTCATGTTCGGGTCACTCATGTTGTGCCCGTAGAGGAGCGGAATGGTCCGGTCCTTGCGTTGCCGCCACTCGGCCAGAGTGTTGGCGAACGCTCCCTTGACCACCACGTCACCGTAGGAGTCCACGTTCCCGAACACCGAGGCGTAGGCCAACATCTGGCCAGCCTTGAGGGTGGTCCCTGCCTTGAGGCCAGGTCCCTCGGTTGCCACCTTGCCCAGGGTGAGGTGCTTAATGTCCATGGTTCGCGTATTCCTCCAGAGCGCGGATGTCCAGCGGTTGCCCGCCCTTGTCATTGTCCGACGCCGGAGCGTCGTCGGCTGGAGGTTCCGCCTCCGGCGGGTCGGGCTCGTCATCGGGTGGTGTGTCGCTGGCCGGATCGGGTCCCGCCGGTACCTGCTCGGGATCTCCGCCGTTGTTCGCGTTGTTGAGCGGCTTGTTGAGTTCGTCGCCACCCTCCAGCGGTGGGAGGCCGATCCGCGCGCGGAACTCGTTGGGAGTGACGACGGGGCCGCCGACCGCGGTCCCGGCCACCGTCATCTGTTCCTCAAACGTGCCGTTGGTCCGGCTCTCGGTGTCGAACGTGAGCACGGTCTTACCGTCCGCCGGGATGTCCATGTGAGGCAGGAGGAACGCGTTGAGCCGCTGGGAGATCTGCTCCAGGATCGGCCCGAGGGTCTCCCCGTACAACATCCGGCGGAACTCGCGGACGTTGGAGTAATTGGCGTTGTCGAGTATGCCCACCATGGTGGGGTTGATGTAGAACGCCGCGGCCACCTGGGTGAGGGAGAGCTTGGTGGCCTCCACAAACTGCTCCTCGCGGGCCGCGAAACCCACGCGCTTGAGTTCCATCCCGTCCTCCAGGAGCGGGACGCCGCCCGCCTTGGAGCCGGAGTCACCGCTCCACGCCGAGGAGAACTCACGCTTGAACTTGGTACGGGCCGCGGGCTCCCACTCCGGCGCGTCGGCGGGCCTGGTGAGGAACGAACCGACGCGGCCACCGCGCTGCCAGAGCTGATCCCGGAACGCCACCGCGTGGATCTGCTCGGCCAGGTTGGCCTTGAGGGCCTTGATGGGTGGCACACCCACGCGCTCATCCACCGGATTCCAGCCGTGAATGTGGATCACCGACCCCGCGGGGAGCGTGACCGGCGTGGGGTCCTCCGGGTACTTGACCACGTACGACTTGACGCCGTACGGGCCGATCCCGGCGACGGCCTGGACCCAGATGGGCCGGAGGGTCCGGGTCTCCACGGTCTTGACGCCGTCGCGCTCCACGGGGATCACGGTGACGTAGACGTTGTCATAGAGCGACAGGTCACCCACGATGTTGGCCAGGAACTCGTAGAGGGTCTGGTCCGGGTTGGGCTTGGCCAGCCAGAGGGCCAGCGGGCCGGTGGTGATCCGGGTCCGGGAGCCGTCTCCCTTGACCTTGTACGCCGCAAGACCGAGCTGGGCCACGTTGCGGACCAGGAACCCGATGACTGTTCGGAGGTGTGGCTGTTCGCGCCAGAGATCCTCGGAGGTCTTGCCCTCGGTGAGATCGTAGAGGTAGTCCAGCACGGGCCACGACGTGACCGCGGTGGAGCCCGGATCGGACGCGCGCCACGGCCGGAGCCAGTCCATTACACCCACGTCGGGCCTCCCTTAGAGCATTGCAAAGGCTGCTCCCTCATCGTATGCGGAGCGTCGCTCCTCCTTGACCGGCTGGTCATGGAGCCAGTCCGCTTGTGAACAGGCTACAAGGGGAGACGCGTCCGAGCGTGAACCTCGGCGGTCCAGGAACCACGCGTCCCCCGCGGTCTTGGCCATGGTGTTCCGTATGGCCTCATCCAATATCGGCTGGCCACGGTGGACGATGACCGGCCGTTCCGGCTCCTCCTTGTTGACCACGCGGCTGTAAAAGTTACCCGAGGCCTCGGCCAGAGCGGGGCCGGTCAACTCCACCACCTCAATGCCAGCGGCCCGGAGCGGCTTGATGAGCGCCGACGCCGGAGCACCGCGACCCTGGACGGCCACCCGGCCGTCGAACCAGTCCGCGCCGCGCTGGGCACCGGGGAGTCCGAGCTTGCGGGCCTCCCGCTCGGTGAGGGTGAGCCGGTCCTGGAGCCACTTGACGGCCCAGTCCATGCCGACCCGGTACGCCACCACCTCGGTGTGTCGGCGGCCGTCCGGCCGGTCGAACACGATGGAGATGGAGGTCTTGGACCGATCCCAGGAGGTATCCACCGAGCACGACACGCGGACCCCGTCCTCCGGCTTGCTGGCCGGGTCCCGGCCATGGAGCCAGTTGTCCTCGGGGATGATCCCCGACGCCAGGATGTCCACCCACTGACAGAGGTTCTCGGTGCGGAACGCGTTGTCCGACTTGGCCCGTGCAGCCACCAGGTCCTCCAACTGGAGGGTGTACCCGAGGGACGGGTTGGCCATGGCCCACGCGTCCACGTCGTCCAGGTCGCAACCGTCCGGCGCGCTCCACTCGAACCACCCGATGGGAGATCCCTCGGTGTCCTGGCGGGAGATCATGCCGTGGCAGAACTCGCGCTTGGCGCGGAGGACCACCGAGGTGGAGTCACCGGCGTTGGACGCCGAGATGATGAGGGAGTCCTTGGGGACCAGCACGGTGGAGGAGAGCGCGTTCCAGGCGTCCTCGGTCTTGTGCTCTCGCAGCTCATCCAGGAACACGGTTCCCGCGGTCTTACCGCGGCCCGCGTCGGCCTTGAGCGTGACCACCTGGTACTTGCTCCCCCAGACGCTCTTGATCTGCTCGTTGCCGGACTTCATGCTCCCGCGGTGCATACGCGCGCCGAGGAGCGGGTTGTCCAGGGCCTCCTCCTTGACCTGGGTCCAGGTGGCGAAGGCCTCCCCGCGGTTCTGGGCCGCGCCGAGGATGAGGTTGGTCCGCTGGTGGACGAACATCCGCCAGAGGAGGAGCGTCTTGACCACGCGCGTCTTGCCGTTCTGGCGCGCGATGGTGAGGTGGATCTCCTTGAACCGGAGCCGACCGTCCGGCCGGAGTTCCAGCGCGTGGATGTAGAACCACTTTTGCCAGGGGAACAACTTGATCCCGAGGACGTTCTCGGAGAACGCGATCACCGAATATCCGAGGCTGGTCTCTGGTGTCAGCTCCCGGTCCGGTGGCGTGAAGATCCGAGGCTCCTGGCGGCCGTACACCGGCGCGTCCAGGAGAGCCGAGGTCACCGGCGGCCCTCCATGTCGATGACGTTGGTCCGCTCGGTCTCGGCGGTGATGAGTTGCTCCAGCGGGTCACCCTCGGCCGAGGCCGCCGCCGCGAACGGGAACGCCACGCCGGTGGGGACCTCGGTGTCGGGAGTCTTGCCGCCGGGTCCGGTGGGAGATCCCACGCCGGTCATCTTGGCGTATCCCTCGGGAGTGAGCCCGAGCGTGAATAGCGCGCGCTGGTAGTTCGGGATCATCCGCATGTGGAGCTGTTTGAGGACCTCGGGGTCGGTCACCTGGCCGCCCTGGATCACGTCGTCCAGTTGACCCGCCAGCGTTCGCGCCAGCGCGACACCGGCCGCGTACTGGTCGGCACCCTGGAGCCACGTGGCCGCGCGGACGCTCTGGTCCAGGACGGTGGTCATCGGCCGCATGAGCGGGTTATCGGTCACGGGACGGCCCTCCTCTCGGGGTCCATCATCTCATCATCTGGGCCGCCGATAATGGACCCGACGCGTTGCGTTAGCACGGCCGCCCTATTTTGCCTGGTCAGGCCCGTTTTTCGCGCGCCAGG